CCCCATAATGCTGGTTTTAGATATACAGGCACAGGAGATTTTAGAACTTGGCCTCCAATTACTTCTAGTTCTACCACAACAACCTATAGCATTGCTAGTAATACTGATGACGGTAACACTAATAGTTCAGCAACTACTTCCACCTCAGTGCAATATAATGGATCAATTAGCAATACTAATAATAGTCAAGTTTTTGCTGGAGCGCAATACGATGGCGAAGAAAGCGAAATTAACTATAATGTAGGTTACTTTAGATTTACTAATGTAGCTATTGATCAGGGAGCTACTGTTCAATCAGCTATATTAAAACCAATAAAAAGGTCAATACAAGGCTCAGCCTCTAAAGATTTTCAAATAGCTGGTATAGACGCAGATAACCAAGGAGTGCCATCTAGCGCCAGTTCGCTCAACGCTTCGAACCAAACAACTGCTACAGTAACCTTACTTAAATCAACGGTATCTGCTGTAACTGACGATGATAGGTTTGATACACCAGACATTAAAACAATTATTCAAGAAATTGTAAATAGAGCAGGTTGGTCATCTGGAAACTCTATAGTATTAGTTGTGTATACGCCTACAAATGTTAATAGCAGTGCAGCAGTAAGAGTTAAATTTGGTTCTAAGGCTGGAACAGACCAATCAGCACAACTAGAAATTACTGTTTAAAAATCTATATTTTAGTTGAAAATCAAAAATTGCCTCATATAATATTGCATAATGACAAATATCGAATTCTCCGACGAGGAAATGAATGCACTTATTGGCCTTTTAGATGTAGCCGTAAGAGCACAAGGACTAAATGTAGCACAAAACGCATTAGTGTTAGCCACTAAAATCAAGCAAGCTGCCAGAGGCATTGATAACACTCCTATCACACAGGAGGTTAGCCCTGAATTTGCTGAGCCTCTAGAGGCTGTAGAAGCTGTTTAATTTTCCTTATTTCTGGATAATTTTTCCCTTGACCATTACAATTCTGTAATATATATTAATCTCATGAAGAAACTTATTCTTACAACACTACTTATGGGCGCTGCTATGGTTGGCGCAGTTAAAGCAACCACTTTGGCAGATGTTTCTGTAGAAGGTGGTGTTTCATATAGCACTCTTTCGACTAGCGGAGGAGTTGGTATTAGGGATGACGCTTTTAGTTATTCTCTTACACTCTCTGCCCCAGTAAAAGCTGGAGGCACTGCTTCTGTCGGCATCGACATCTTTGACGTTGACGAGGGATACGAACAAGACTTCTCCCTTGCTTATTCAAGAGGGGTTACTCTTCTCGGCCAAGACCTCGGGGCTGAGTTTTATTTTCAAAGGATTGACTCTTCCTTTGGAGGCTGGGATGAAGTTGGAGTTGGCCTCACTTATAGCCATACTCTTGCAGACCTTACAGCAACTGCATGGCATGAAGTCGGAGGAGGCTCTGGTGGCTCTTACGGTGTAGAGTTTATTCTCTCTCGCGATATTGCTACTCCAGTAGAAGGTCTTGTATTAACGCCTTTTGTTGGTCTTAATCTTGCTGATGAATACACTGCTCTTGAGGCAGGTCTAGCTGCTGCTTATAAAATTACAGACGGTGCTTCTGTTTTTGTAAAAGGTGCTTACAACGACAATGACCTCGATTCTTCTAGCGCATATAGCTTAGATAACGAGTGGTCTGTCGGAGCAGGAGTCTCTTACAAGTTCTAATTTAAATTACTTTTAATTATAAAATAAAAAAGCCACCTGCACGGGTGGCTTTTTTTGTGTAGAATGTAATTACATGGAACCTGAAAAGTCTTTAATCAAAGAATTCCTCAGTGGAGGTTGGTTAGTCCCGCTTGTAGGCGCTGCTGCGATGTTTGCTAGGCTCTTATCAGGTAATAATGGATTAACGCTTAAACAACAGTTTAAAAGGGTGATTACAGCGGCCCTAGCTGCTGGCATTGCTTGGTTTGTTTTAGAACAAACTGACGTATCATCTTTAACTAAGGCGATTACTTACGGTATTATTGGCGTAATAAGCCCAGAGGTTATTAGTGGGATAGTAAGAATGGGCGAAAAATTTGCTAAGAACCCAGAAAAATTTCTTAAAAAATGAGACCAAAGTTTATTGTATACTGTTTAGCCGCTATTTGTTTAGCCTTTGGCTTCAAAGGGTTAAGCCTTACGGAAGATATTCAAAACACACTAAAAGAGAATGCTCGACAATCAGAGTCTTCCATTATGGAAATAGGCATGTGCTTTGATTGGTATGGAGTAATTATAGTAAACTCAGTAGTAAAAACTTCTCATGGAGTAATCACACCCGCAGAAATGGTAGAAATTTTAGAAGAAGAGAGGGTGTATAAGGATGAGTATTTACAAGGTTATAAAAAAGATATAACGCCTAAAGAAGTAGAGTATGCTGAGTTTGTTTTTGAGCAAGAGAAGAAAATAAATATCTATGTTAACCAATTAATTGAATGGGGTAACACAAATAATATTGAAATGATTAAGTCATCAGTTCCTAAAATGTATGAAATGACTGACCCTACAATTGATGCGATCAACAATATTATGGATACAAAAATGTATTATAATGAGGAACAGTCTGATTTATTAAACATTAAAATTAAAGAATACAGCGACTTTATGATTTTAGCTATCGTATTATCAGTTGTTATGTCAATATGTGCTGGGTTTAGTAGGAGGTGTGGGTAATGAATTTTAGAGGCAAGAAAGAAGTAGTAAAAGCAGTGCAGAAGCTTCTTGGGGTTTCTGCTGATGGTGCCGATGGTCCTGTAACTTGGAATGCTATTTTAGCAAAGCTATCGACCAAAGAACCTGCTGCTTCTGGTGGGAGTGTAGCAGAGAAAATGGTGTCCTTAGCGAGAGAAGAAATAGGAGTCTCCGAAGTTGACGGCAGTAATTGTGGGCCAAGAGTAGATGAATACAAAGCTGCCACATGGCTAGACGCAGACAAAGGTTGGCCTTGGTGCGCTGCTTTTATTTGCTGGTTAGTTAGAGAGGCTATTGAAGGAGAGGATGTAGCATTCAAAAGACCGAGAACCGCTGGAGCTTGGGATTTTGAGAACTGGGCTAAACAAGAAAGCACAAAAGGTGTGGAACTCCGCAAACCTACAAACGAAGATATTAAAGCAGGTGATATTGTTGTATTTACATTTTCTCATATTGGATTAGCTGTAAAAGACGCAGACTCAAGCGGTTATGTAGTTACTATTGAAGGTAATACAAACGGTGCTGGAAGCAGAGAAGGCGGCTCTGTTTTAGAAAAGAAAAGGCACGTTTCAAAAATCAGGAGCAGAATTAGAATTGTCTAGACTTTTTCTAAAATCTAATATATAATCTCGTATATTAGACTAATGCAAAAAGTCAAAATTAAAGTAAGTAGGTATGACATCTTTGATTATGTCACCAGTCGCTCCACATTTGATCCAATTGAGAAATGCATAGACCCTATCAGGTATGAGGTTTTCGATACCTTTATTTATGATAGTGAAGAGAAGAAGAACATAGAACAGGGGGATAAGTTCTGTAAGTTTGAGTGGGAGGTTTCAAAGCTCAGAAATAATGCTAGGCACATGATGCCTGATGAGATAGATAGACTGTGTGAGGAACTAGAAGAAATAGCTCCAGAATCACTGAATCTTTCTAATGAGTAAGCAAATCTACATAGATATAGATTATAATGGTGTAGGTGACAGGATTCAATATGGTGCCATACCAGAGGCTTTTTATAAATGGTATGGAGTAAGATTAATTGACCTTAATAAAAGCTGGGTTTTTGATCACAATCCATATGTAGATAGAGATGTAGAGGCAAGACTCCCAGACTGCAAACCAATTAAAATAACTTTTGGTGACAATGAGCCTTATGCTCATATGTGCTGTAAGGTTACTGATTGGATTAACCCTGATATCCGAGGTCATCGGACCATGCTTTTAGAGCAGAAAAATAAAAGGGATAACATATTGGTATTTAAACTTTATCCAGCCTACAGAGAAGACTATATAACCAGCGGTAGGAATACTTGGCTATACGAGTGGCTTGGCATACACCCCTATCAAAACCCCACACTAGATCTTCCAAGATCACCAAGGCTATACAAATATGAAGATCCAAATGATGTGGTTCAGGATCAAATAGCCATACACATTGGTCGTGGGGTAAGCACAACTCAATACATACCCCATAACGTATTAGAACAAATTAGAAAGAGATATTCTAATTACAAAATCATACAAGTTGGAGGGGAACAAGACAACGACTCTCCGTTTATAGACAAGAGAGGACAAAGTATTTGGGAAATGGTAGAAACTATAGCCAAAAGCGCAATTTTTATTGGCATTAATAGTGGGCCAATGAATATAGCCAACTGTTATCCACATCTTAGTAAA